GTTCTGACAGGTTACTGCGACCACACTCTATATCCATTGCGGTAACCTTAACTTTCATTTGCTCACCTTAATCTTGGGAGTCTCTACCTCTTCTACTTGCTTTACATCCTCAGGGGCATCGACTCCCACTTGATCGGAAACGCCTTCTCCTCCACCGAAGGTTACACAACGTCCCAAGGCCCTGACTTGCAGCATATGATCCATCCTGTCGTACCAATTCTGATTGTTTGGCATGTACTCGCCGATTAACCAAACCTCCTGCTCGACAGGACTTTTTCCTATTGTGATCTCACAGACCACTCCGGGCTCTTTCTCCATATCGAATGAGACAGCCTGATTATTAACATAGCGGATCAGTTTCTTCGGCTTGCCATCAATCTTGGGCCATTCACGCTCTTTCTTGGTGAACTTTGGAACTCCTACATCAATGCCCATCTTTCGTAGCTTATTGATCTTGGCCTGAACATTGGTTGCGAATCGCCATGCTCCAGTGCGGTATAGCTCTCCGGTGAAAGGATTAGCTCCTTCTGCTATGGCTGTAAGGTAGAACGCCAGAGCCTCAGGGAGTGACATGGTAGCCCCCTTAGCTAGTGGCATATGGGTCAGCAGGAAAGCCATGGCTAGAGGCTGGTTATCAGGACTATCCCACTGTTGGTTGACCACCTTCGCCAGAAGGTCGGTCTGTAGCTGTAAGCCAACTTTCCTGGCATCGGAGGCTTGAACGGCTAACTGGGTAGTGCTCATCTGAGGAGCAGTTATAGTGGCTGCCCCAGAATTGTTATCCATACCTTGTTGCGTGATCTCGGTTACGTCGCTCATTTCACTTTCTCCATTTATGTGAATGAAATGCTTATGCCATCATCAGGAGTCCACTGATGCGGTCCTTTATGATCTTTCTCCAGCATACAAGTACTGCCGATAGCGCATGGTTTCTCGGAATCCCAATGTCTTCCACAGACCTTCCATTCGTTGTCTAATATCTCTCCGGTTACTCGGCAACGAGCAGGGCCATCTTCCCAGCAATGGATCATCTAATCTTCTCCCTTATCTTATAGAGTCCTTTTTCAGCGGCCTTCTCATGGCCTTGATTACAACCATACAGATACTCACAGGAACCATACTTATTAAGACAAGAGCTGCTAGACATAGGCCAAGGACTAGCCACAGAGTACCGTAGGTGGTATTCCGCCATCTCTCGGCATACCCACTCAATTTGTTGAGCCGTCCTTTCTCGGTAGGAGATGATCTCTTTGGTCAGATCAAATATCTCCATCCGGGGTCGCTTATCCCGGTAGGGCTTAACTAAAACCTCTACCTCGATATGCTGAGGTGGTCCTGGCTCATCACCTGGGTTCCTGCCAAGAAACCAGTCATAAACCTGCAGTCCCCAGTTCCTCAGGAGATACTGCCGGTAATCGTGTTTCCAGTTAGCGCCTACCTCGGCAGCAGTCTTGAGTTCCCTGAGAGTTGTACCGATGTACTGATCTATCCTACCGGTGACATAGACCTGAACATCAACCCCGTTGGGGTTGGAATACTTCTCACTCGCGCCTTGCTCGCATATAACGCTCGCTTGTAGGCGCTCGCTCGAAGAGGATATGCGGTACTGAAACTCCTGCTCCAGCATATAAACCTTCATGATATCTCTGTTGCCATCGGTAGCGTCGTGATGGTGATAGTACGCTTCCACACTCTCCATCAATCCATCCATCAGGGAGAGCCACTTATCCCTTATCTTACTGGGCAGCAGCATGGGTGGGCCGATTTCTCCGCAGACCTTCAGGGCCGCATTGAACGCCACTTCTTGCGGCAGTCCCTTCCAGTAGCATTCCGGTATCTTGTGGCAGGCTCGGCCAAAGGTAAGATGAATCTCAGGCTCACTGCTCTCTATACCTTCGATATAGCGGAGACGATACTTCTCCCGACACTCCATGAAGGTAGCCATCCCGCTCGGGGAGAACATGAGAGCTTGAGTCATATTCTTTTCTCTACGGTACAGAGTGTGTCGTTTCTATTTCCACCGTGGCAGACTATTAGAATCTCTGTTATCTCAAATCCACGGCCCTTGCCCATTCCAACAGTATTCCAGCCGAAGGAAATGACATGACCGCCAATAGGAACTAATCTAGCGATCTCGTCACGGACCTTCGTGAATCCCCCTGTGGGATCTTCCTTACCCTTGAACTTGTAACCCATTTCTTCATAGGACCTGCTTACCTGTGTCAGCGAGTAGGGCGGGTCAAATATCACGCCGAGGATTTCCTTGTGATCTACGTGACCTATACTCTCATCGCAGTAATATCCACAACGCCCTAACTCCTTCAAAAAGTCGGCAGCTTCCATATGATAAGGCTGCTGCATCAGTGGATTTAAGTCGTTTCGGCGCTCCGCAAACTCACTACAACCTGCAAATGGATCAACCCACCCTTTGCCATCGCCAGCATACTTGTGTACCAGATTCATGATTGGTGGAATCTTAAAAGTCCACTTGTTCGGCATGGACCATACTCTATTGATTGTCATACTCGTTCTTTCCTATTGAGCGGCCTCATCTCATTCTCATATTCCACGTTAGAGAGAGTATCCATCCACGCTGGACCTCTGCTGTCATCCCCAATATTGGTGCGCTTTCGTAGCTTTACTGGATAGACTGATCCGATAATGGTTTTGACCATTACAACTTGACCAACATGGAATCTACTCATATTCCACCAAATCGATTCTGATCTCCGCACCGGGATTGCCGTTACTCCACATCTTCTGAATGAAGGCAGATTGGACTTGGCAATCATCAGCCCATAGGATATGTTTCAGGCCGTCCTCAAGTCCCTTCCACAAGTTCGTTATATCGGGCTTCTGCAGATGAGTAGCACCGCTATCGTGCTTAGTGCTCTTGCTGGGCTGCAGCCTGAAGATAGCCCAGCCTTCTATCGGCCCTGAATACATACCCAATTTGAATCCCGAACACTGTTCTCTCGCCGCTACCATCGCAGCCATCCCTACGGCCTTCTGCCAGCTCTTAGTAGCCGCCTTCTGGTAGATAATCCCCTTGGTGGTCTGCCGATACTGGCAGGGCTGAGGGGTACCGGGAACAGAGAAAGTTATAATCATGCGTACCACTTCTCAGCGTCAATGAATACTTGAATGCCAGCCGTATATCCCATTTCACTAAGCAAGTTACACATCAGATCATCAGCGGCACAGTGAGCAGCCTCAGAATCTGGATGATATATTCTTCCTTCTGGGATATGGAATATCTCCAGCATCTTTGCGTGAAACTCTTCAGGAGTCATCATTGCGGAGTCTCCTGAGCCGCTTCCTGTGTTAGCATCTTCTGACAATATTCCGCTATGGCCTGCCGGCATATCTGGCTATAGGGCAGCTTGGCTACTTTCTCTACGCGCCTGAGAGTCGCCCTGTCGTTCCGGCTGATCCTCAGGGTTATGGTGATGGGTACCTTATCGTTCATGGCATCTCCTGTGTGCACCACGTATGTACCGCAGGTACGTGAACTCTGTCAAGCCCTAATTACAGATTATTTTCAGTCTGTGGAAATCTCCTGAAAAGTGCCCTAAATAATACTTGTAGCTCGAATCAATCAGGGATATACCGTAGCCTGCAGTTTGACCTTTCCCCTTGAAATGAGGGCTGGCGTGCCACGACACGTTAGCCCTCTATCCTTCGTGGAGGTGGCACACGGAACCGAATAGAGAATCAGTTAATGAGATCCTGAAGCAGATCGCCGCAGTAGGTACTGAAGTTCTCACCGCCAAACAGATCATAGAGAAGCAATTCGAATCCTCACAAGCTATTGTCAGTCAAGGTCTTATGGATAAACAGTCAATTATGATGACCTGTGGGCCTCCCAAGGCTTACAAGAGCATCATTGCCACTACAATGTGCTATCACTTGGTGACTGGGACGCCTCTGTTCAACGTGACCAAAGCTGTCCGAGAGAAGGAGCGCGAGCCCTTCTTTACGGTCAGCGGAGCTCAGAAGGTGCTTATCCTTGAGCAGGAAATGGGTGAGTACAGCTTGCAAGAGCGTTTCCGGCATATGGTGTCGGAAATGAAGCCCCCCGAGCGTACCTTGTTCGAAGAGAAGATCTTCGTGCATAGCTGCGATCTTGAGGCCAAGCTAGATACTCCAGGCGGCAGGGACCATATCAGCTTCATTATTTATCGCTGTGCTCCAGACGTGGTGATATTCGATCCCCTAATAGAGTTTCACGGCGGCAATGAGAACCAAGCTCAGGACATGATGCGCGTTATGGGGGGAGTCGATTACCTCAGACAGCGGCATGGCTTTGCCTCGGATATCATCCACCATATGAGCAAGCCTCAGAAGGATTCAGGCCGGCACGGGCCAGACAACATGCGCGGCAGTTCAGTCCTATACGGTAAGGGTGATAGCTTTCTGATGTGCGTGCCTGAACGCCGCCGCAAAGGTATCGTCAAGGTGAGCTTTACCATCCGCAGAGGCAAGCCGATTTCGTCCCTCTACCTGCGTATAAATGAGCGTACTTTACTGGCTGAATTCGATAGCTGGGTTGAAGGTGCGTAAGGGCGCGGAACTCAGAAAAGGCATTGTTAGTTCCGCCCTCCGGGGCACCTAGATAATAAAGGGGATAAGTAGGTGCGGAACTATGCTAAAGTTACTATATATATAGACAATAGCTGAGTTCCGCGCTCAGTTTAGTCCTCATACTCCTGCACTCCTGAGGCTCTATCCAGATCGTCTATGCGGCGTTGTTCCTGCCGGCGTAACTCAGCGGCGGCATTCTCAGCCCGTAGGCGCGTTAGCCAGTCCTGATAGCCCTCATTCGCTACTCTCTTGGGGAATTGTTCTAGGATACGGTTCTCCAGTTGATCGGAGACTACGGAGTTACCCCCGCAACGAGAGCAATATCCGTGCATGTTCAACGATATCAGTATGTTACAGTCCAAACAAAACCATTGCTCAGGCATTGGTCCTCCTTTCACAAGGCATATGTTTATCGGCAGACTTGCAGTTAAGGCACACTCCACAACGTTGATCGGAACCAGCCAAGACCCACTTCACTAAGCCTATTCCAGTTGCTAACCCTATTCCTAGCCCCAAGCAAAGGGATACGATGCTCACTGATAGCCTCCTAGATAGTGTTTAAACGCTGCTGCAGCCACCTATTAGCCACGCAGAGTCTTTCTGGGTAGGGGTATAGCCAAACGCTTACTGCGCTTGCTAAACCCGTATAACCTCTCGTGGGCTCCTTCTCGGGTAGATTCATAGACGTGGCGTGGAAAGTCGTAATGAGCTGGGTACCCTAATACCCTACGCATAGCCTTACCTACTGGGCTGCGTTTCATCGGCGTATCCGGCAGAGCAAAGTATTGATCTAAGGTCACCGGGGCACCCATAGAGCCTGCAACCACAGCCTGATTCCCTCAGCTGCTATCCCTCCAAGGATGGCCCCTACCACGAGCAGAGAGATAGCGGTAATGATGCCGATGCCCTCGATACGGTCCATATCTTGTCTTGTCTGTTGGTAATCGCTTTGTCTCATCGGTGGACCTCCTTTCCATTCTCATCAACGAAGTGATCCCAAGTGTACTTCACGCATGGGCATGATAATTCTAAGCAGGCACCATGACCTATCACACCAGCGTGCATTGTTTTGAGATGATCACATGAACACATCTCGTCCGCTACCTTGGCCCAGAATGCTTCTCTTGCAGTCTTTGTCGGCATCTCAGCTCACCTTAACCTTTCCTAAACCCCGAATAGTCCCTCCGTTCGGTCCACACTCACCGGCAATATAGGCCAGCCAGCGGTCGCGCTTGAACCTTGGGTTAGCTGCCGCACACACGTCTGCAATCGCCCGAATAGACTGAGACACGCCATTGATGCAACCGTTTGCGTATCCCGTTTCAAAGGTATTAGCCTTGGCTGAGTTACGAGTGTGCGCCATGCACATTGCTTGATGCTCGGCTCGCAAGGCGTCGGCCAGTGCGATAAAATCCTTCTTGCTCATACTCACGATTGCACCGCCTTGAATCCAAGCGTGTCAGCAATCAATCCGATAGCCGGAGTCACCTTGTCGAGCCTCTTGGCAATGCGCTCCCACTGACGCGCCATATCATCATCTTGCCAATTGGTGCGGAGATGCTCGGCCTTTTCGTGGCATACTTCGATGAATAGGTCTAATACGTGTGCTGGCCCGTTTACATCAATCAATTGCTCTAATGCGTCTTTCATTGTGTCGCCTCTCTCATTGGATTTGACATCTCAAGCCACTCCACAGGGAGCATCACACCCGGCGACGTGCCAAGCGTACCAAGGGATGCTCCCGAGCAATGGCCTTTAGACATGCTCTGCGTCAACGTGCGAATAGTGCGTACTCTTGACAACCTTGACCATTGGGAACCCACAGCACTCAAACTCGTAATTATTCGGCAGATTCCAATAGTCCCCTGCGTTCGCGCTGGCTTCTTGCCCACACGCGGAGCAATAGAGAATCGCTCGTGGTCCGTTGTGGCCGATCTGGTCAACTAGGTCTGATACGCGTACCATGTGCCCTCCAATTCCCATTCCCCTTGGCTTCGGCGTGCCAGGCTACGCTCCCTCTAGGCAAAGTGTTCCGGCTCAACCTTGTTATCTTGCATAGCCTGTTCATCCCGCTCCGGCTCGAAATCAGATGTAGAGTCTGGAACTGGCTCGTACACGTGATACTCAGTTACCAACGGCAATCCCTTGCGCCAGTTCTCAAAGATGCGCTCGGGACCGGCATACATGCGCTCAATCTGAATGGATGCCCAGCCATAGCTGACTATCTTCGCCTTGCCAGTGCTGCGATCAGTGAAGCGTATCTTCATCCCTATTCCCCCTTCCCCTGCGATTGCCTTACACCCACACTGTAGTACACGCGTATTACAATATGCAAGTACCAATTTAAGGGATAGTACTAAATAGTCTGCTACCTGTGCATATCCTGTGGAAATCTCTTTCTTGACATATTAGTACTATTGGAGTACTAGATTAAGCTGGACAGGAAGCGAGCTGGACGTAACCAATAGTCAAGGGGAATATGGCCGATAGCGCAAAAAAGAGTTATCTACGCAAGACTTCCCGCAAGGCTCCAGCACTCAAGAATAATGTGATCGCCAGAAGGATGGCTGGCGAGCCTAAGTCCAAGATAGCTCGTGACCTGGGAATGAGCGTCAACACGGTCGCCAGTATCATAGAACTGAGCGACATTGACAAAATGCTTCAGTCTGGCCAGGTTGAATCCCATAGACTGATACCAAAGAGCATCTCTGTAGTCAGTAATAAGCTAGATGTAAACGATCTTGACGCAGCGAAGTTTATCCTCTCTAACACAGTGTTTGCAGAGCGTGGAAATCATAAAGTATCGTCTCCCGATACAACGATCAATACAGCTCTCTCAGTCTACGTATCAACAAACGACAAGGTTGACGAGCCCGTCAAGGTAATCACAACGAAGTCTGAGTAGCTACCCCTCCACATAGATAAGGGAAGCAGCCGAAAGATGGAGGGTAGGTCATATAGATTTATATCCTCATCCCCATTTTTCTCTTGACATACTAAGATATATCTTATATATACTCTCTATGCCAAAGAGGAAATTCTCCCAGCGCCACAATATTAACGTTTACCTGGAAGCCGCTGAGTATCGCAAACTACTGAAGATCTGCGGGGAGAATATTTCCGCCTTCGTGCGGGAACTGATACTGAAGGTGATTAGATGAGATGCTTACTATTCCTATGTTTATTGCTAACCTCTTGCGGGTCGATGATCCAAAATCGTTCCCTTCCACAGATGTCGGCATCTCCTCGCAGGGCACCAGGACCTCACAGATGACCAAAACATTAAGCCCTGGAGAACAAGTCGTTGCTATCCTGGATAAGTTCTGGAAACAGGAAGATCGTCCTCTCATTATCGTAGAGACGGGCTGCATGAGATCAACTCATCCCGATGCGGAGGCCGGAGATGGCTGGAGCACCTTGCGGATCGCAGAGTGGCTTTATAAAACACAGGGTGGTCATCTCTGGTGCATTGATATGGATCAATCCCACATCGATCTAGCCATCAAGGCTATTCGAGATAAGAAAGCCCTATCGGGGGAGATCACCTTCATCTGTAAGGAATCTCTTATGGCCCTCGATATGATTCACTTCAATATCGATTTCGCTTTTCTAGATACCTCGGATAATCTGGAACACGGCTTATCGGAGTTCAAGGCCGTGGAGTCCAAGGGTGCTAAGGTTGTGGTGATGGATGATATCCCCACCAAGGCTACTCTGGCTATTGCCTACGCTATCGATAAAGGTTGGAAGGTTACGCTAGAGGGTAGGCTCGCCGTCATGAGAAGAGAATGGGCTACTACGCCGGAGAAATAACCCTTCAGGATGCCATTGCCGGCCTGGAGAAACTCCCCAAGGCCAAGGAGTTCATGCTCAGTAAGCACTTCGGTACCGCTTTCGTTGGTGGAGAGGGTTCGGCCAAAACAGTTACTCTGATGACCTGCTGTATCCTCAACGCCCTCGCAGAACCGGATGGCATGAGCCTGGTAGGCCGTCTTAACATGCCAGCTCTTGAATCCACGACCATGCGGATCTTCCTGGAGCTGGTTCCCGCAGATTATGGTGAGTGGTCGGAGAGTAAGAAGATATGGACCTTTAATAACGGTCATCCCGTTCTCTTCCGGCACTTGGATATCACTGATCCCAAGGTATTCGGCCATATCCGTTCTCTTAATCTATCCAAAGCCTATATCGATGAGGCTTCAGAGATAGAAGAGAAGGTATTCTTACTGTTGATTGGCCGTCTCCGAAGGAAATCAAGCGTCAGAAAGATCATCCGACTCAGTAGCAACCCTGCCGGTCATGATTACATGTGGAGGCACTTCTTTGATCCCAACAGGAAAGAGGAGTGGAAGCGTCTTTTCTACGGAGTGGGAGCCCGATCTGCTGATAATACTTTCCTCGAAGCTGGATATTTGGATCGCCAGAAGGCTCTCTATCCCCCCGACTGGTACGAACGCTTCTCTTTGGGTCATTTCACCGACTTCACCGACTTGGTATACAAGGAATTTACGGAGCTAACTCATGTCTACGATGATACGCAGCATTGGGCTATTTTCGGTGATTCTGATAAGCCTCCTGCTGGCTGGCCTTGTATCGTGGGTATGGACATTGGCTCTGGTAGCGAAGGAGACCCTTGGGCTCTGCCAATTATTTCTATCAGTCCTGACGGAGCACTCTATCAGTTCGCGGAAATCTATGGAGTCGATCTCCGAATTGCTCCAATCGCTACAGAGTTACAACATCATCTTGAAGGCCGCACGCTTGAAGGGTTGGCCTATGACTACGCCCAGCGAGCCGCAGCCCAAGAACTAGACGAACACGGTATCTATGGAGTCCCGGCCATCAAGGAGCGTCGTCCCGGCCTGTTCAAAGTAGAACAATACATGCACGTAGACCCGAGATTGACTCATCCCTTCAACAATACCCAAGGGGCACCGCGATATTTCGTGGCCAAATCATGCACTAATACTATAACGGAACTCAGCGGCTATAAATGGCCCAAGGATAGGTCGGGGAATCCCAAGAACGACTTCACCACGAACCACGAACACTCTCATATGCCTGATGGAATCCGTTACGCTATCCACACTTTCAGGCCGACACCGGCAGATATCGTCGCAGCCAAGAAATGGGATAATCCTTCATTGCCGATAATGAGCAAGGTATTCTGGCAAGCCAAGGAACAGGCTGATCAGAAGGTAGCAAGGCTTAACAGGCTATCAAGAACTCCTTTCAAATCCACAAGACAGGTGATACCTTCCCGTCATGGACCGCAGTTCTCTTAAGATCTCCGAAGGTGGATTCCCTCTTTACGATGATAAGCAACTTCGCAAAGTTAATGCGTTACGGATGGCTAACTCCACCGTTGGAGTGAAAGATACCTCAGCTCCCGTTCTGGATGCAGGCCAAGTGGGATATCTCACAGCGGAAGAGATGAACGATATCCCCTGTTCCTGCTATCACTGTACGATCTATAACAAGTCGGCAGCCACCTGTGGTTACATGGGACCAAACATTCCGGTAAAGAAATTCATCTGGCCCAAGGAGACTACTGCCGATGTCAAACCCATCGAATACTGGCCTGTTTGCGGACAAGCCGACCCTGGAGAACCGAATACGGGAGAAGTTCGGTATCGACCCTTCCCTTACCGTGATCCCGATAATCTTGGATTCGGATGGATCAATGCTCCCAAGCCTGGACTTGAATACTCCGGTGCAAATTGCGGCGGTGGAAACAACGGAGACGACTGTGACTATTATCTTGTCGATAACGGAACCAAGTGGGACTCTGCTACCGGTTGGTGTAGAGTGATGCAGAAGCCTGTAGCCAACGGAGACGTCTGCGGAGTTTGGGAAGATGACGACTGGGTGGATTGGAGAAAAGGTGTGGAGATAATCAATAATGGGCGCTGATCTTAGTAGTATGAACGCTTTGGTGAAGCCTTTGACCGGCAAGGTAGCTGCAATGGCGGGGAAGAGCAAGAAGAAGAAAGCTAGTATCAAGGTGAAAGTAGCTGTGAAGGCTAAAGCATAATGGAAAAGACGGCGTTAGAGATTCAAATAGAGGCTGAGGCCAAGGAGCTATTTAATGCGCCGGTGATACCGGCAGTTCAGTGGATAGGCTCTCATAAGCGCTGTCATGTCTGCGGCAAGATTGTATCGGAACACGATCTGCAACCCTTCGATCAGCATACCGGAAGAACACGGCTATCTTGTGGAGACTGCGATGCAGGTTAGTTTTGGGGGTTAGTGATGCCGGATAACTTTGGTAAGGAAGATCAATGGCAGGAGTATTCTAGAGATGAACTCATATCTGTCCGAGATGCCCTTCTATTTCTCGCTCGTCGTTCTAGCGGCAATTCTGATCGTCAGAGAGCTACAGAACGCCAGAATGATCAAAGGGCTGATGGATCGCCTGCTCATCAAGAATGATATGGAACCTCTGCCTGAAGCGGAAATACTCAATGGTGGTATCGGTATCCCCGAACAGCAAGATGTAGACGTTAAGAAGAAACTGGAGTCAGCCCTGCGAAAACTAGATCAACAGAGAAAAGAACGCCAAGTAATGTTCAGGATCCCTGGACTAAACGCAGGAATGGGCGATATCGGAAGAGGTAAATAATTGGGCGGTATCATAGGTGGATTAGCCGGAAAGATCACCGATCTCTTCAAGGGTGCCGATAAGCCTATCCGAGATCTTCAGACCCGAGATAAGAATAAAGATCCCTATGGTAGTTATCCGCAGTGGGACACTCCGCAGAAACGCATCAAGTGGCTGCTCGATCACTTCTACTATCAGAGTCAATATGAAAAAATCCAGCTCCACAGAAAATGGTTCCGCAACCACCTGTTCTTCTGCCTGGACGGCGATACTAAAATACACCTACTTGATAATCGGGACGTAACTCTCAAACAACTATCCAGTGAACACCTTCCTGTCTGGAGTTACGGATTTGATAACCGGCAGGGCCGCATTGTTCCCGTACAGATTGAGCGCTGCCTTAAAACAGGCATCAAGCCCTGTGTAGAAGTAACGCTAGATAACGGAGATTCTTTCATCTGCACCAAGGATCATAGGGTACTGACATGGTTTGCCGGATACATGGAAGCGGGGGAATTGCAGACTGGAGATAGACTTGTTCCACTCTACCGCAGTGGTGCTGACGCCACGTATGGAGCTATCTTTCAGCCTTTTGATGCCCGATTTGAAAGTGAGCATCGCTGGGTAGCTACTGATGTATTTGGAGCTTATCCGAAAGGGAAACACGTTCATCATAAGGATGACAACACTCGTAATAACGTCCCTGAGAACCTTGAGGTATTAACTCCAAAAGAACACGCTTCTAAGTTAAGCGCTCATGGCAGGGCGCGAATCTCCAATCATAAACGGAATTTCTGGAAGAATCCCGAGAATCGTAAGAATGCTTCGCAGCGCACCAAGCAGATGTTTGCTGACAATCATTTATTTGTTCAGCGTAATCGTGAAGTTAGAAAGACCAAAGAGTTCAACAATGCGCGAGCGGAAGGTATTCGTGAATGGTGGAGTAAGCCTGAGAATCGAGAGAAGCAGGCTTCTGCTGTGGCGGCTTATTGGGACAAGCGAAGGAAACTCAAGAACCACAGAGTCATTTCAGTTGTAGATGTTGGAGATCGTGAAGTCTATGATGTGACTGTACCGCGTACTAGTAATATCGCGCTCTCTTGCGGCATTTTCGTTCACAACTGCGGATATCATGACAATATCTTGTCCGACGTGGGAATGTCCTTCGATACGATTGGAGTCAACCAAGCTGAATATAGCTTTGCCTCCAACTATTACCGCAGCTACATCCGTTACGGCACTGCCATGTACGTTCAGACAGCTCCTGAGTTCATTGCTCAGCCGAATGGTCCCGATCCCACCTCTCAGGGCGTCGCTGAAGCAGCTAGGACCGCTCTCAACATAAACAAGGAGAACATCGGCTATGACGCCATCCGCGCCATGGAAGCCCAGAACATGCGGCTCTACGGCAATAGCTTCCGTTACTCTTATTATTCCGTCGATCCCCGCTACGGTTTCGTTACCGCTCCAGTCTACGAAGATGTGGAGGTTCAACTTGACCAAGGAACCTGGCAATGTCCCAATTGCGGAATGGGCGGTGAGGGTCAGGAACCTGTTTGCCCGCAATGCGGCCCGTCTTCCCCTGTCCCCGTGCAGCATACAGCCCCTCGAACTGCAACAGTACCTAAGCTCTCCGGCAAGACCGCATATCCAAGAGGACAAGAAAGCTGCGAAGTCGTCTGGCCCTTCGAGGTCTACGTCAGGTCCTCAATAAAGAATTTGTGGCAGGCTCCTTATCTTCTGAGAGTCCGAATGGTGGACAAGGTAGGCTTACAGGCTACGTTTCCCAAGGCGAACTTCGCTGGCGATACTATGCCGGGAGATACCGTAAATGCTTCAGAGGATATCGGCTTGATCTACCAGCAGGCCATTCCTGAGCTGCCATCCGATCCCACGCAATACCCCGGCTGGTACGAGCGAGCCGTCACTCAGGCCAAGGTACCTCTCATAGAGGGTTGGATTCGTCCTTCGATGTATCAATCTGATTCTGATCTCAGAAAGAAATTCCCCGATGGAATGTATGCAGCTAAAGCAGATGATTGTCTGCTGACCACGCGAAACGAATCCATGGACGATCATTGGACTCATTTCAAGCACATCCATGTAGAAGGTCGTTTTTGGGGAGATGGAGACGATGATTTACTTCCAGATCAAATGTTACTAGACGAAGTTGATCGTCTCATTCTGCGACACGTTGACTATAACTCTTTACCTCTGCTTCTTGCTGATGCTCAGCGCCTTGATAAGAACAACATTATCAATGATGCTGGCTACGTGGTGGAACTGAAGAACCTTGGCGGTAAGTCCATCGACCAAGCAGCCAAGTGGCTCCCCGGAGGACAACTAAGTACAGACGTATGGAACTGGCGCAGCACACGTATGCAGAATATGCAATTCAATTCCGGTGTATCTCCCTCGGCTATAGGCCAGCACGAACCGGGGATCAATACTTACGGTGGCCAGCAACAGGCCGCTCAGGCCAGTCAATCCATGCTGGGACCGTTGCAGTTGATGTATCGGGAAGAGAATGAGAAGTGGGCTCAGCAGATGCTGAAGATCGACGCGGAGAACTGGCTCGATGATCGTGTCTCGGCCATCATGGGGCCTAACGGACAGTGGGAGTTCAAGCAGTTACGCGGGGAGATGCTCGATAAAGAGAAGTTCAAGATGAGGGCGAATATCATCCCCTTGGACTATCAGCAGCAACAGAGTTTCAACCAAGCTATCGCGGTAGGTGCATTCAACCCGCAGCTACCTCCTCAGGTAAGGCGCAAAGCGCTGGAACTCTATCAACTCTCTCCCGATCTCGATGAGTTCTCCTCCGATGCCAAGGTACAGCAGAAAGAGATCGATCAAGGCAAGCAATCCGGTCAATTCCCTCAGCCTATCGCTTTCGTACAAAACGATCAGGCGCACATGAAAACCCTGCGGGATTGGATGAACTCCGACGATTGGGACAGTCAGCCTCCTCCAGTCAAGGTAGCGGCTCATACTCACTTCATTCAGCACATGCAGAACATGGCTACAGTATCCGAAGTTCAGGGCCTCATGGCGCAACAATCCGGTCAGCAACAAGGTCAGCAGTCTGGCAATCAGCAACAATCTCCTCAAGGAAACAAGAATAACAATGAGCAATTCAAGCATGACAGGGGCGTCAAGGGCCAAGCGGCGAAGCCTAACCTTCCCCAACCCAGCGGCGGTAACCAATCGCATATTGGCCAACGAGGTCAATCCCACTCCGCCCAGCAACGCCGCCGCAATGGCCAGCAGTGAACATCCGATCATCCGTTACGCCAGATTAGCTAACGATCTTCCCGGAGACATTATCGAATGCGGTAGCTGGAAACTGGATTCCGCTCTAAGGATCGGTACGATCTGTAAAGAGAAGATCGTCTACGCCTGCGACACCTTTCGAGGTATGCCCGAACCTACCGAGATCGATGGCCACAAGGAAGGCGATTTCCTTACCTCGTGGGATGAGATCATGCCATTAGCTGAAGGGACTAACATCGTTCCCGTTCCAGGTAGATTCAAATATACGCTACCTCTTATCGCTCAATCGGTACGGTATTTCAGCATGATCTATATCGATTGTGATCTCTACGGGAGCGCCAAGGAGGCTATCGATATCCTGTGGCCTTGTCTAGTCCCTCAAGGAATCCTGGTGGCGGATGATTACGTCAATCCCGCCTGTAAGGGCATCAATCTAATCATGGATACTTACTTCGGAGGCAGAATGCAGGTCGATGAGAACGGCTTCGCTATGGTGAGAAAATGAAATCCGCAGGTGGTCATCTCATCTACACCAAGAAAGAAGTAGGCCAGCGCATCCCCATAGAGTTCAGCCGGCTCCTGGAATGTCCTCTCGATCCGGTAGCTCTGATGAATCTCTGTAGCAACTACAACGTACTGGAACAGGACGATGAGGCTTTTCGATATGCGGAGAGAGCGGTTCATTCTCTTCCTTGGATGAATGCGAAAACCTATCTCAACTATGCCTGTATCCTTAGACAATACGGCAGGCACGAAGAGGCATTCCCTTACATTCAAAGGGCTCATCAGATCCTTCCGAACGATCAGATGATGGGCCACATCTATGCGGAGGAGCTGATCCGAAAAGGAAGATGGCTTGAGGCATGGCCTCTCTGCAGCCGCTATCGTGAATCCAAACAGTGGATCGCTCCTAAGGGAGTTCAGGAATGGAAAGGTGAAGATCTTAATGGCAAGCGCATCATGGTTATCACGGAAGGCGGAAGGGGAGACGCTTTCTGGCTATTCCGTTTCTACCTGAAACTCCACGAGATGGGCGCTATCGTAAGTTACTGCACCTTTCCTGATGTCGGAGAATATCTAAAGGATCATCCCTGGTGTCACATGGACGAAGAAGAGAAGAATCCCCGCCTCAAGGATGACGTAGTGTTCTATGATAAGGAACATCCCTATGATTACTGGGTCAGCATCTTTGAATTGCTACAATGGCTCAAGGTAGATAAGCCGTGGTTTCCGGGTACCTATCTGGAAGGAGATCCCAAGAGAGTCCCGCTACCTCGCAACGGTAAACCTTTAGTCGGTATCTGCTGGGAATGCGGAGAAGCTATGGATGTTCGCAAGTTCCGTTCACTGAAGCTAGACCAAGCCGCACAGTTAATCTCCAATAGAAATGTGGAGTGGATCAGCTTACAGAAAGGCTACAAGGCTCCCGAGGGTTGCCGGGAACCTGAGATAAGGAGTTGGAATGATACAGCGTCTATTATTTCAAATCTGGATCTTGTTATTACCGTGGATACTTCAATTGTGCATTTGGCTGGCGCGATGGGGAAAGATACGTGGCTTATCCTTGGCGGTTATCAGGACTGCAAATGGGGTAGGGAGGATACTTCTGGCTGGTACCCATCCGTTAAGATATTTCGTAACTCTACGGTAGGCTTTGACGGAACGGTAACACAGATACAGAAATCTCTTGACAGTTACCGTCATTCTGTTGCTAACTCCTAACCGATGAGCAACTCCCCAAGCGTTACCTTCGCTGAATTAGAGAATGCCGCTGCAAAGCCTGCACCTCCGGCTGAACCACAGGCTACGCCAGCAGCCCCTGAGATACCATCAACACCAGCTCAAGTTACTCCTCAATTCACCGAAGCGGACGCCTCAGCTCTGCGTACCCTGGCCGATCTCGGTATCACCCCTCAGAATGCGTCTCAATACAAGCAGGCCATGGAAGTTCTTAATCGCCTGCCTGGCATTCTGGATAGTAATCCAGACGTATTCTTTAACGAGATCGCCAGAAACAATCCGACAACGTATAAGAAGATCCTGGAGCACATGTCGGATAAATGGTACGAGAACTGGCAACGGGAGCATCCTGAAGGAACTCAGCCGCCCGGCACTGCGAGCAGCACTGCCTCCTCCACCGATCCACGTATCGAATCCAAGCTAAACGATCTCACGAGTAAGCTCGAAGGTTTGATCAGCCGTCAGAATCAGGAACTCACCGAGAAGCAGAATACCCAGATCCTCAACGGATATAACTCCGCCGTGGATGAATTGCTGGCCAAGCTGCCCAAGGAAACTCCTGAGCTGACGAAAGATCATATCCGTCTCAAGACCAACGAGCTGCTATGGAAAGACACTGGTTCCCGAGATCGTGTCGCCAAGGGTGTTTACGTGGACCTATCGAGTCACTTCGCCAAGGCATGTTCCTTGGTGACTGCTGATACCAAGGCCGCTTCAAAGACAGAGCACGAACGCAGGTCCGAAGTGGAATCCCGAGGCAGCAGGGATATCACTCCCGCCGCTGAGAACGTAAACGGGACAGCACAGCAAACCGCTCCCGGTGAAGATCCCAATTGGGGAACTGCCGGAATGGTTGCGGACCTCAAGAAAGCTCTCTCAGCAAGATAATAAGCGGCTCCTCATAAAGCAGGTATCATATGGCTTGGGATCTTTCCGCAGCCGATCCGATTTTCAAGATTGTATTTGCTCCCAGAGTTGACAAGCAATTTAACTCCGCTCCCGTGCTCTGGAACGATGTCTTTGAAGGTTCCGGCACGATGATCAGCAACCGTGGATTAGAGATCCCGGTTCACATGGCTCCTAATGGTGCTCATGCATGGTATGCCGATGGCGGCGCTCTCCCCGGTGGAGATGCCGAGCACGTCAATCGCGCCCTGGTAGGCTTCTACTCCTATGCTAAAACCATTCAGTTTACCGGCGCTGCTCTCGATGCAGGTGGTGGCGGAGATGCGACGAACTACGTCAAGTCTCTGGCCTTCAACGTCCGTAATGGTGTAGTTCAGGCCATCAAGGAACTCAACTATTACAGCTTCCTCGACGGTACGG